TGAGTTGATCGCTACTAGAGTTCCTCCTGGTGACAGGTGGACTCTAGTAGGTGATCCTAAAAAAGAAGTATTTAAAAACCTTACAGATGCTTTAGAAGCATTTTTTCACCAAACAGGTTTTAAGGGTGCTTATAGATTGGATCCCCTTGACAGTAAACTCTATGCTATTCAAACTACTGAAGAAGTAGTTAAAAAAGAAGAACCTAAAGTATATTCATTGTACGGGGAATTTAAACAAGGTGTATGAGAGATGCTTCTATTTATGTTGATTCCCACCCTTTAAAAGGAGAAAAAATTACTATTAAAGGAGAAGAATACACAATTGGTAAAATTTATCGTGTCTTCCATAGTAGAAGGTTGTATATTCAGATGTTAAAAGGAACAATTGAAATAAATTATCCATTACACGAAATCGCAAAAATGTTATTTGATGAAGGACCACACTCTATTAGTTGAAAAATATAGACCAATTGAGCTGGAAAATTATGTAGGTAATGAGCATATCAAAAAAACCATCAACCAGTATCTAGGTCAGAATGATATCCAAAACCTTATCTTCTATGGACCCGCAGGTACCGGTAAAACAACTCTTGCAAAACTCATTGTTAAAAATCTTGATTGTGAGCATCTTTATATTAATGCCTCGGATGAACGTGGTATTGAAACGATTAGAGATAAAGTATCAGGATTTGCATCGTCAGCTAGTTTTAAACCACTTAAAGTGGTCATTTTGGATGAAGCTGATTTTCTTACTATCCAGGCGCAGGCTTCGCTCCGCAATGTCATTGAAACGTTTTCGCGAACGACTAGGTTTATCTTAACTTGTAATTATGTAGAGCGTATTATTGATCCTCTTCAATCACGCTGTCAAGTACTTAAAGTTATTCCTCCAACAAAATCGGATGTTGCTAAACATTTGTTTACGATTCTATCCAAAGAAAACATTCAACATAATACAGAGGACTTAAAAATAATTGTAAACCAATTCTATCCAGATTTACGTAAATGTCTTAATACTATTCAATTATCAACCCAAGATAATGAACTTGTAATCGATAAATCAGTACTTGTATCATCCAACTATATGACCCAAGTACTTAAGGAATTAAATCAAAAGAAACCAAGTTGGTCAACAATTAGACAAATTATTGCAAATGCTAATGTTCAAGATTTTGAGGAGCTTTATCGTTATCTCTATGATAATGCTTCTGTATACGCAGATGGAAAAGAAGGAATGGTTGCTGTTTACATCAATGAGTATAGCTATCAGTCTAACTTTAGGATTGATAAAGAAATTAATGCGATGGCACTCATTGCAAAATTGATTGAATTGAAAAAATGCATCCTTTATCTCAAAGTAAAGTTCCTGTAATAGATCTCCCCAACCTAGAAGATCTTACCCCAGTATCAAGTGAAGAAGGTCTCTTTTCTTTAGAAAGGGCTCATAAAAGATATCTTCAACAGTCTCTTACTTATACTGATGATGGCCGTCTTTTAGATGAACAGGGGAAAGCTGTTATGATGGAATGGGAAAAACCCATTATGCAACAACAAGCTCGTACGGTTGCTAGTACACGAGGTGATATTCTGAATGTAGGTTTTGGCATGGGTTATATTGATACTTTTATTCATAATAAACATGCCCCCAGAACCCATTGGATTATTGAATGTCATCCTGATGTTCAAAGAAAAATGATTCAAGATGGGTGGTTGAAATTGCCTCATGTAAGGTGTATTTTTGCTAAGTGGCAAGATGTAATTGATTATCTTCCCCAATTTGATGGGATTTATTTTGACACTTGGGAAGAATCAATTTTCCCATTTATGGAGAAACTTCCTAACATTCTAAGAAAAGATGGAGTATTTTCGTTTTTTAATAACCCTACTATTGAAGATTTAAAAAATAATCAATTCATTCCTACCTCTTATCTGGAAGTTCTTAATAAAATTGGGATGGAAGCGTTTGTTGAATCTTATGATATTTCACAACTAGTTCCTGATAGAGAATCTCAAGGAAGAGTATATTGGGATCCTTCTCATACCAATTATTATAACCCTATTTGTAAATTCAAATGAAACATTTTTTAACTTTTCTTTTAATTTGGATAAGCCAAAACTTAGCCATACCGTTCTGGGTGATTGGTCATGTCCATTTGAGTGTAAATGTATATGAAGACCTCCACGAAGTGATCGCAAGTGTAGGAATGAATATTTTAGTAGCGATCGGATTTTATTTAGATTATAAACAACAAAAACAAAGTAAAAATGGCTGAACAGCAACAAATGAATCTCAATGTAGATTTAAAAAACACCACTTCAGTAGAAACACCTGAAGGTAACAAAATTTTTCAACAGGGAGTACTTCTTCGTAAAGTATCTAAGTTTGTGGTAGGAGCAAATGAAGATGCAGTAATGCCTATTCCGGTATTTTTTGACCCTAAATCAGGCAAAATCCTTAAAGATACTGTTCCTGTAGAACTTAGAGAAGAATACGCTGATGACATTATTTGATTGGTTGAATGAAATAACCGTCAAAAAAACATCCCCTGAAGAATTTTCACAGGAATCATGGGATAAATGGAATTCTTACATGATACATAGATATTTATCTATGAATATGGGTTACATTGATGTTGTAAATTATGTTCAAAAGATTAATCCACAAAGTAAGAAACAAATTTATACCATTTACAGAGAAATGATTCCAAAAAGAAAAGTATGGCTTAAGTACATCAAGAACGAAAACAAAAAGAATTATCAAGAATTAGCTGAATATGTTGCAGAACATCTATCTTGTAGCTTAGGTGAAGCTGATCATTATATTGATATTTTAAGAGCAGAAGGTGTACGTCATATTCTTTGGAATATGGGGGTAAATGAAGAAGAAGCAGATAAATTAATTAAAAAAGCAAAATTATGAGTTCACTAAGAAACATGCTAATTGCCTCAGCTGAAGCTGATAAAGCAAAAGCATTATTATCTTTAGAATTATTAAATGATAGAGCAGTAGGTATTGGAGATCATTCAACAGAAGATTTTTATAAAAATGCTGAAGAAGCAATTGCGATGTTAGCTGATGCTGATGATAGATTAGAAGCAATTGAAAAATACTTACCTTATGAACCAAAAATTATTTAAAACATGTCAGAACAAGTTGTAGAATATATAGCTAATGGTAAACAAAAAACTATTAATGATTTTGAAAAATTATATCCTGAACTAGCAGAAGAATTTAAAGCAGTTCAACAAGAACAATACGAATTATTTGCTGCTAAAATGATGGATTATGGTTTATCTAATATTTCTTTAGGAAGCGATTTAAGTACTAAAGAAGACAGAGATCTATCAATCACTGGAATTTGGCTTCGTTGTAATGATAAAATTAATCGTTTGAAAAACCTTATTAAACGTAATGGTAAAAATTACGTCGCAGGTGAATCAATGCTCGATAGTTTTATTGATATTGCTAATTACGGCATTATTGCAATGCTCGTACTTAGAGGCAAATGGAAATAACTCCTAAATTTAGTTTTATTGTACCTTGCTGGGAGCAAACACATTTATTAAAGTGCTTGCTCCAAAGCATTGTATGTCAAACTTATTCCAATTGGGAGGTTATTTTAGTTCATGATGGTCCTAATTTAAACCATAAATATGAATTAAAAGAATTTCTAAATGACCCCAGATTTAAATATTATAATACTAATGTTAGGTATGAACATTGGGGGCATTATGGAAGGATTTTAGGTTTAGAAAAAGTTACAGGGGATTGGGTAATTCATACTAATGATGATAATTACTTTACCCCTATTCTTTTAGAAGAAATTGTATCTGTTATAACTTGGAATGATAAAACTAATTTCGTATATTGGGAAATGATATTAGGAAAGTATAAAAATCTACACAGCCACAATGGAAAAGATTATGGACATTTTATTCCAAAAATCCAATCCTGTTATATGGACTGGTGTCAATTTGCTACTAAAACCCATATTTTAAAATCTACACCAATTAACCCCAAAGAAATTGCTGCAGATGGAGTATTAATTGAAGACATAAAATCTAAACTAACCCCTTATTTTATAGATAAATGTCTATCAGTACATAATTAAGTTTTGGCTAAGAAAAAAATACCTACAATTATAAAAGAGATTAAAAATTTTCAACCTGATGAGATCAACTATGCTTATCAGAAGAATATTTCTTATTCTCAAATGTCTATGTTTAGGGAGTGCCCTAAAAAATGGTCTCTTCAATATAAAGAAGGCCATAAACAGTTTACTTCTACAATCCATACTGTGTTTGGAACGGCTCTACATGAAGCAGTACAACATTACCTTACAGTAATGTATGATCAAAGTGCTGCTGCTGCTGATAGAGAAGATATTATTGAAATGTTTGAAGAATGTCTTAGAGAGGAATATAAAAAACAATATGCTAAAAATGATAATCAACACTTCAGCACAAGCCAGGAATTAAGAGAATTCTATGATGATGGTGTTACTATTTTAGAGTATTTGAAGAAAAATAGAGGTAAGTATTTTAGTAAGCGTGGGTGGTATCTGGCAGGGTGTGAGGTACCCATTGTTATAACGCCTAATAAACGGTATAATAACGTTGTTTATCAGGGGTTCTTGGATGTGGTTTTATATCACGAACCAACCAATAAATTTAGAATAATTGATATTAAAACATCAACTAATGGTTGGAATGCTAAAGCTAAAAAAGATGAAAATAAGCAATTCCAATTAATTCTTTACAAAAAATTCTTCTCAGAACAATTTAATGTTCCTTTAGAAAACATTGATATTGAGTTCTTCATTGTAAAGAGAAAATTGTATGAAAACACTGATTATCCAATCCCACGTGTTCAAGAATTCAAACCTGCTTCTGGTAAAGTAAAATTAAATAAAGCTACTAGAGCTTTAGAAGAATTTATTCAA